ATTGCAAAGCAGCTTTGGGCAGTTTGTTAAACAAATAACTCCGGCAGTTGTCACTGGCGCCAAGTTAATCGGCGAGGCATTTTTGGCCTTGACAAGGGCGCTTGATGAGGTCGTATTGGCATTTACTGTTTTTGCTTCGACGGTTGCAACTATAAAAATCGTTGGTTTCATTGCTGGTCTGCAAAACGCAACCATGGCAAGCGTTGTATTCGCTGGTGCAATTGGAATTATTGAAACAAGGATCAAAGCACTAGCTTTATCAATTTATGCAATTCCGGGTTTTGGTTGGGTTGCCGCCGGTGTCACAGCACTTGTGTTGCTGACAAAGGCGCTTTACGACAACAACAAAGAATTCAAGTTCTGGGTAGATAACATCAGCCGTGTTGTCTCAAATGATCTGCGAGCTGCAATGAAGCAGCTTTCAGTTGAAGTCGAATCTGGTGTCAAAACTGCAGCTAATTTCTTTAAAGCACTTTCTGATTATGTTGGGGTTGTCGCGTCTGATATTGGCAAAAAGTTTGATGGTGTTGGCAAATCTGTTGGCTCTACTGGCAAAGATGCTTCAAATATGTGGACTGGCGCTCTTAAGGCAATTCAAGACAATACTGTCGGCCTATTGAAAGCGGTACAAATTGCAATCACTGGTCTTTATAACGGAATACCAGCACCATTGCGTAAGTTTATTGATCAACCTAGTGCTATCAAAGATATTGGAAAAGTTATCCAATATATTCAAGGTGTTCAAACTCGCGCTGCTGCTGGTCCTCCTGCTGGCCAGAAGCCGAAACCAGATGCATTAGATCTTTCTGGTGTAACTAGGTTTCCCGGTCCGAGCGGTGATGGTGGTGCCAAAGAGAAAAAAGAAACTGGCAAAAAATTGGTTGATATTAGTTTGGAGGAATTTAATATTAGAAAACAGTTAGCCCAACTTGAGAGTGGAATGAATCCTGTTCAGGAAGCATATTTGAAGTACAAACTACAAATTTTAAAAATTGATGAACAAGTCAATAATAAGCAACTTCTCGCTCGTGATGCTGAAGCTCAAAGACTTGATGCAACAAAGCAACTCAATGAGGCTGTTAATAAAGAGCTAGACCGTACTGTTGAAGCTCAAATAGAACTAAATCGGCTTACAAAGCAACATACTATTGCGCTTCAAGATATAGAAGTTCAATATGGGTTAAAAACCAAGCAACAAGCTGAAGAACTTAAATTTGAACGAGAAATTGCACAATTGCGTGAGAACGCAAAAAAAATTAACAAGGTCGAAGAAACAGAAAAAGTTATTGCAAGCATAAAAGAAGCACGTGAACAGGCTGCTACTTTTGGCGGGCAACTAGCTACTAGTTTTGCCGCTGGGATAAAACAAATGGGTGATCTTGCAAGCAGTTTAGGCCAGTCATTTGCTACTGCGTTTAATGGTTTGTCAGATATTGTTGCGCAATTTGTGACAACAGGTAAAGCCTCTTTTGCTGATTTTACTCGCTCAGTTTTAGCCGATCTTACAAAAATATTCGTAAGAGCTGCTCTTTTTGAAACTTTAAAATTGCTTATCCCTAGCGGTAAATTATTTGGAATTAAACTTTTTGACTATGCGTCAGGCGGCGTAATGACCCCTGACGGTCCAATGCCTCTCAAGCGTTACGCCGCAGGTGGTATTGCCAACAGTCCGCAGCTAGCCATGTTTGGCGAGGGTCGCATGCCTGAAGCCTATGTACCGCTGCCTGATGGCCGTTCAATCCCTGTCACCATGCAGGGTGGCGGAGCTGCCAATACTGTTGTAAATGTGAGTGTTGATGCTAAGGGAACTCAAGTTCAAGGTGACAGTACACAAGGCAATGCACTTGGTCGTGTTGTCGCCTCTGCCGTTCAAGCAGAACTTTTAAAACAAAAACGTCCTGGCGGCTTGCTTGCCTAATTATCATGGCCACCTTTACTTACGTTCCTGATTACAACGCTTTAAAATCCACAACGCCTAAAGTACGTCGTGTTTCGTTTGGAGATGGTTATGAACAGAGGACAACGTTTGGAATTCATGCCCAACCTTCTCAGTGGGATTTGACTTTTGTAAATCGCACAAACACGGAACGCGACAATATTGTTGCCTTTTTAGAGGCTCGTGGTGCTACTGAATCGTTTGATTGGACTGCGCCGTATGGATCTGCTGCCAAATGGGTGTGCGATGAGTGGAACGTCACAATGAATGCATATAACCTTAATACTGTTCAGGCAACATTCAGACAGGTCTTTGAGCCTTAGACTGCTAGCACAGGAGACTCCCCATGAGCATCATCGTCACTCGCGCCGGCAAGGGCAGCCCGTTGACCCACAACGAGCTAGACGCCAACTTCACCAACCTAAACACCGACAAGGCTGGCTACGTCACTGGTGAAGGCGGCACCGTCACCCAAGCCACCAGCAAAAGCACGGGTGTGACGCTGAACAAGAAGTGCGGTCAAATTACGTTGAACAACGCCACCTTGACTGCTGATACAACTGTCAGTTTTACCCTGACGAACAACACGATTGCAGCCACTGATCTGTTAGTGCTCAATCATGTCAGTGTTGGCACTGCTGGTGCATACCTGCTGAACGCCCAAGCCGCCGCAGGCTCCGCGTCAATCAACGTGCGTAACATTACCGGTAGTTCTTTGTCTGAGGCAATCATTATTGGTTTTGCCGTTATCAAAGCTGTTACGGCATAAGGAATGGCCTACGTTGTAACCGGCTACTGGAATGCTGGTTACGTCACCAGCGACAGTCAAAGCGATTTAACGACCCGTCTTCAGGGCATAAATCCTGGTGCAATTATTGAATTGTTCCAACTGGAGTTAAATGTTCTTCAGCATGGAGTTGATGAAACGTATTATTTCCACGCTGGAACCAATGAGTTATTGACAGAAGTTGTTTGGAATGGCGATATTTACCAACCATTTCCAATAGAGGCAGATGGTTTTGAATACACCGGAAATGGCCAACTTCCAAGACCAACACTAAGAGCTGCCAACGTCTTCAGTACATTAACTGCACTGATACTGACGCTGCCAGAAGGACTAGAAGGTGCAAAGGTTACAAGGATTCGTACACTCGCACGATATTTAGATTCAGCAAACTTTGCGAGTACAGATTTTCTTCTTTTGGAAGACGGTTTTGAGCTTTTGCTGGAGACAAGTGTTCTTCTTTTGGAAGACGGTTTTGAGCTTTTGACGGAAGACGGTTTTGAGCTTTTGATGGAGGGCAGCTCATCATTTTTGCCGGACGGCTCATCATTTTTACTGGAAGCCATCAACGCAACAGCCGACCCATACGCGGAATGGCCACGCGAAATTTACTATGTCGATCGCAAGTCAACAGAAACGCGAGATTTAATTGAGTTTGAACTGGCTAGCGCCTTTGATTTAGCTGGTGTTCGTGCGCCTAAGCGTCAATGCGTTGTTCGATGTCAGTGGAAATATCGTTCTGCTGAATGTAGCTATACTGGCACTAACTTTTTTGACGAAAAAGACAATCCTGTTTTGGCTTCAAGCCATGATGTGTGCGGCAAGCGTGTCGATAGTTGTAAGTTACGTTTTGGCGAGAGTGCTGAACTGCCCTTTGGCGGTTTCCCTGGTATCGGCACGTATTTCGCATGAGTTGGCGCATCAAGGCACTGGAGCACGCGCAAGCTGAAGATCCACGCGAAGCCTGTGGGTTGTTGGTCATTATCAAAGGCAAAAAACAGTATTGGCCTTGTAAAAATTTGGCAAATCATGCGGAGCAAATGTTTGCAATTTCGCCTGATGATTATGCACTAGCCGAGGACACTGGCGAGATTATTGCCATTGTTCACAGTCATCCAATAACGCCAGCTATCGCCAGTGATGCTGATAAGGTAGCAGCCGAAAGCAGCGGGCTTCCTTGGTATATCGTCAATCCAAAAACTCAATCCTGGGGCACTTATACACCATGCGGGTACAAAGCACCGTTGATTGGACGACAGTGGGTTTGGGCTGTGCAGGACTGTTGGACACTGGCGCGAGACTGGTACGCCGAAAATGGCATCGTACTGCGTGACTGGGAACGCCCATTCGACCCAGAGGAGTTTATCCAATCACCAATGTTTGAAGGTTGCTGGGCAGCTACAGGCTTTCGCCAGCTAAGGGAAGACGAGTGTTTAGAACGTGGAGACCTCTTGCTACTGTCGATTGGCTCACCCGGTTTGAACCACTGCGGCGTGTATTTGGGTGACGGGATGCTTTTGCATCACCTGCAAAATCGTTTGAGTAGTAGAGACATGCTGGGGTCTTGGCTCCTAAAATGCGTCGGAAGGAGGTTGCGCCATGCTTCGTAAGATCAAGCTCTACGGACCGTTGGCCAAGTTCATCGGCAAACGTGTTTTTGAGGCAGATGTTGCCAATCCCGCTGAGGCCATTCGGTTTTTAGTGGCAAATTTTCCAGCCATTGAAAAACACATGGCCGATCAGCACTACAAAGTAACGGTTGGGAAGTACGCAATTACGTTGGATGAACTTGAAATACCCGCTGGTATGCAAGAAATAAAAATTACTCCAGTTGTGGTTGGTGCAGGCGGATCAACTGCTCAAATTATTGCTGGTGTGGCGTTAATTGCGCTGTCATTTGTCAGTTTTGGCCAAGGTGCTTGGGCTGGTGTATTGGGCAGTTTTGGAACAGAAGCTGGAGCAGCAGCAGGAAGTATGGCATTATTTAAGATTGGCTCTGTTCTTGTTCTTGGTGGCGTAGCACAATTATTGGCACCTGTACCGCAAACCCCACCTGAACAAACCGACGCTCGCACCAACTTCAATTTTTCAGGTATTCAGCAAACTAGCCGCCAGGGTGTACCTGTTCCGATTGTGTACGGAAAAACTTTGGCGGGTAGTGTTGTAATCTCCGCCGGCGTTGACACGGAACAGGTGAAGGTATGACTTACATCAGTGGGGCTGGCAGTGGTGGCAAAGATACTGGAGGCAGTTCACGGACACCTTCAACGGCTCCTGACAGTCTTGATTCCAGACAATACGCAAATGTTATTGACCTGATCTCCGAAGGTGAGATTGAAGGACTTGTTCAACGTGAAGTTTTAATTGATGACGTTCTAACTCAATCTGGTCTTCCTTCTGTCTTTCTTAATAACACTGCACTGCAAAACCTGAATGGCACATATAACTTTGAGGATGTCACAATTTACACTCGTAATGGCACGCAAAATCAAGCGTTCATTCCATTTAATTCTGGCGTTGAAGACGAAAAACCTGTTGGATTGACTATTGTAAAAGATGTTCCCATTACGCAAACAATTACCGATGTTGATGTTGATGCTGTTCGGATTACCATTTCAATTCCATCACTTCAAAAAATCAACAGCGGTACAGGTGATACAAGTGGCACAAGTGTTGAGCTAAAAATTGCAATTCAGTATGCCGGTGGTGGTTTTACTGATCTGCCGATTGGTGTCAATGGCGCAACTACCGATCTAATCAGTGGTAGAACGGGCGACGAATATCGTAAAGATTATCTAATCGAATTAAATCGTCCAAATCCTTCTGACATTATTGATATTCGCATTACGCGAGTTACTGAAGACAGCACTAGTGCATTATTGACCAACGCATTTAGCTGGAGCAGCTATACAGAAATTATTTGGGCAAAACTTCGTTATCCAAATGCTGCCCTCATTGGTCTGAGAGTTGACGCTGAACAGTTCAGCAGCATTCCCAGCCGTTCGTATCTCATCAAAGGGGTCAAAGTACAAATACCTAGCGGTGTTACAGTTGATTCGGATACTGGGCGAATTATTTACCCAATAAATTTTGTCTGGGATGGCACTTATTCAGCCGCTACTTGGTGTGCTTGTCCAGCTTGGATTTTGTGGGATTTACTAACCAGTACTCGATACGGTTTCGGTGAGCATATTGACGTTGCGCAACTGGACAAGTGGGCATTTTTTGCAGCCTCTAAATATGCCAACGAACTTGTTGATGACGGCTTTGGTGGAAATGAAGCTCGTTTTTCATGCAACACCACAATTCAAACAGCAGAAGAAGCCTTCAAGCTCGTCAACGATTTGTTGTCGGTAATGCGGTGTCAAGGCTTCTGGAGCAATGGGAGCATGACGATTGCTCAAGATCGTCCAGAAGATCCAGCCTTTTTGTTTAGCCCAGCAAACATCACATCAGAGGGTTTCAGTTACAGCGGCGGAAGCCTAAAAACGCGACCTAATGTGGCCGTGGTGAGTTACTTAGATATTGAATTACGCAATAATGCTTACGAGGTTGTTGAAGATGAAGATGCAATAAACAAATACGGTGCCGTACAGACTGAAATTACAGCCTTTGCCTGCACAAGCCGTGGTCAAGCCAATCGCATTGGCCGATGGTTGCTGTACTCAGAACGATACGAAAAAGAAATTGTCAGTTTTACCTCCAGCCTTGAAGCCGGTCAGCAAGTCCGCCCCGGTCAAATCATCCTCATTGCAGATCCTGTTAAGGCCGGCTCGCGTCGTGCGGGTCGAATCAGCGCCGCAACAACAACAGTAATCACCGTTGACGATACAGCGGATACGGATTTAAGCATTACAGGCAGTTCTCTTCTAAGCGTTATTTTGCCTGATGGCACGCTGGAGCAACGCGAAGTCGTTAGTATTTCTGACGCTAATATCACCGTATTTTCGCCATTTTCTATTGCCCCTAATGTCAACAGCATTTGGATGCTGGAAAGCCCCAATCTGCAAGCATCCACATGGCGCGTTTTGGGTATTACTGAGCAAGATGGGATCAACTATCAAATCACGGCGTTAGCGCATAACGAAAGCAAGTACGACTTCATTGAAAATGGTGACCCGCTGCAATTCAGGGATATCACAGAATTGAATGTTATTCCCGATCCTCCAACTGCACTAGAAATTCTTCAGATTGCCACGCCGGGTGGCGGCACAACCAAGGAAGTTCAGTATGAATTGAATGGACGAATCGCGGTAAAAATTACCTTCGGCTGGCTCGGTCCAAAAGGTATTAAGCGTTTTCGCGTCAAATATCGCTTTGAGGATGATAATTTCACGACGGTTACAGTACAGGGCACAACATTTGATATTGAAGATGTAAAAGCTGGTGCATACGAAATTCAAGTCAGCAGCATCAGCCCAACCGGTGTTTTGTTCAGTGCCCCAGCGATTGCTACCTACACGGTTGAAGGTCTTAATGCACCGCCTTCAAATGCCAGTGGCTTGACTCTTATTCCAATCAGCGAAACGCTTGCGTTGTTGACATGGACTCAATCACCTGATCTTGATGTGCGTGTCGGTGGCAAAGTCATTATTCGCCATGATCCGCGTGCTATTACGTCTGCTGAATGGGCATCCAGCACGCAAATTGTTGACGCGGTTGCAGGTAATGCCACACAAAAACAGGTTCCGCTTCTGCCTGGAACATATTTTATCAAGTTTGAAGATTATCTCGGCAACCGATCAGTTTCTGCAACTGGTTTTGAGGTTACGCTTCCCGAATATGAATCACGGCTCAAGCTAAATCTATATGTGGCTTTGAATTACGTCAATGATTATTACGTCGGTGGCGTGCAATGGGAAGAAGAGAACCTGCCAACACCATTTAGCGGTACAGCCATCAACTGTGAATATGATCTGTCTGAAACAGCGTTGGTCATTTTACTGGAACCTTACGTTGCACCTCAATATTGGGAACCAATTTATGCATATGGAGACCTGCAGGGTGAATATTATTTTAGTGAAACACTGGATCTTTTTGATACTTATGACGTGTATTTTAGGCGTTACGTCCTGATTCGTGGCTTAGACGCTGGCGAATTTTTTGATTCCGCTGATGGGTTGTTTGATGCGAAATCTGGCTTTTTTGACGGCTCAGTAAATGCCATTGAGGGCATCAACGTTATTACATATGTGCGTTCTACAAACGACAATCCAAGTGGCACTCCGACATGGGGTCCATGGACCGAGCTGATTAATGGCGTCGTTCAGGGTCGCGCCTTCCAGGTCAAAGCGGTCTTGAGCACCACAACAACTGCTGCCACAATTTGCGTAGAAAACTTGAGGGTTATTCCTGAGCTGTTGCGGCAAGTAACGTCCAGCCTGTCGCCAATCAACACGCAAACAACCACCTTTGCCAATGTTTTTTATGATTTGAACGCCCTGAGCGTCACGCCGATTGACCTTAAGGCGTCCGAACGTTACACAGTAACAAATGTGTCCGCAACGGGTTTCCAAGTTGATTTCTTCCAAGCAGAGGCTAAGATTGTTAAGTCGTACCACTACACTGCCACTGGATTCGGGAGAGCCTTGTAATGGCGCAGTCTGATCAGACAATCCAGAACGCCACCTTTCCGGCTGTTCGCGCCGACATCAATGACAATCTGGCGGCTTTATTCAGTCAGAGCAGCGGAGTAAGCGCACCCGCTGTAACAACAGCTTTTCAGCCGTGGATTGATACGTCAACCAGCCCAGCAACCTGGAAGATCCGCAATGCTTCCAACAGTAACTGGATAACCATTGGCACATTAGGCACTACGTTTGCATCCGGCGGCGTTACTCCAATCGTCAATGGCGGCACTGGCCAAACAACTGCCAATGACGCATTGAACGCATTGCTACCTTCTCAAACAGGCAATGCCAATAAGGCACTTGTTAGTGACGGTACAAATGTCAACTGGAGCACGGTCGCAACTGGGCAAAAGTTTTATTACACGTCTAATACCACTTGGACAAAACCCTCAACGGGTGTGGCTGCCCTTGTAACTCTTTGGGGCGGTGGAGCTGGTGGTTTTAAGAGCGGTTCGACTAGTGGCAGCGGCGGCGGCGGTGGTTGCTGTACACAAATTTT